CCAGTGTCTACAACGTTAGGATCTGTCATCTCTTCTTCATCGTAGAATGCGAACTTGCCTTGGAAGGTTTTTACGTCATACTCGTTCTCAACTCTCTTTACTTCACGAGTAGTGGAGTTACCCTCACCCATTCCCAGAGCCTCGATAGAGCCGGTAGAAGTGTAAGTAATAACTTTCTTCTTCATTCCAGGCTGCTCAGCCAGGGAAGTATCAATAGTCATATAATTAGAGATATTTACCTGAGTATCTAAAATCTCATTAATACGAGAACTCAGAACTACATTTTCGTATACTTGATGTGCCATAATTAATAGCCTCCTATAATAATTTTTTTAATTATCCAAACAGCTTGTTATATAACGTTCTATCTGTGTTATATAATTTCTGTCTTTCAGCCATACTCATTTTTTTGGCTTCTTCTTTAGTCATTTCTGCGGGTGTAGAACTTCCATTTCCTTTGGGTGTGCTACCCGTTGCCAGTCGCTTCTCAACCTCGGCACGAACCGCAGCTTTAAATAACTTATCTAGTTTATCAATGTTAGCTTGTGAAGCTTCAATATCATCTGTGATGTTTAAAATGTCACAGAACTCTGCGCTTAATCCACGAGAAGAGAGAACACTTTTTAACTCTGATTTATTGCGTTCAATATTCATTTCTGCAACTAACTGTTCAAGTTCCGCAATTCGGTTTTCACGTTCAGCTTTCTCACGTTCGTCACCGTCTAACTTTGATAAAGATAGTTTCTTTTCATATTCTTTCTTTTGCTTCTTCAGAGCCTGATTAGTGCGCTTGTCCGTTTCGCTCTGAATTAGCGCCATCACTTCTTCATAAGTGAAGGTTTTAGTTTCTTGTGCTTCAGTTTCAGGTGCTTCTACCTGATCGATAACGTTATCTGTATTCATATCCATATAAGAACCTCCATAAAATGATTGCTTGTTTAAATGTCTAAGCCCCCGAACGACAATATAAAAATGATTGATTAGTTAACGTCCAATCCCCCGAATGACGTGATTTACCTTTTCCAATAGAAAGTGAAAAAGGTGAAGAATAAATATGTCTTTTTGGCCCAAAATTTTTTAATCAATTACCGGCAAAATACAACACCTGCATCTTGGATGTGCGGGGATCGGCACTTGTGCGCCTATTGGATAGCGCTTTTCGTGTAGCTTTCCGCATACATCGCATCTGCGCTCGTCTTCATCAGCCCATATCTCTACTTCTTCAATACCGGCATCTTGATAACGTTGGTGCGCTGCCTGCGTTTGTATGTGCGCCATTTCCGTTCTAACTAGCATATCCGCATTGTTATAGCCTACATTAAATCGCTCCTGAAGCACGTGCTTCAGTTCTGCGGGCTTTTTTCCAGTAGTGACACAATGGATCAATTCATCATTAAGTGTTGTTGCTAGCAACTCATTATTCTTCCACACTCGTTGGCTCCAACTCATCCCATCCGCACACCATACTTGATTGATCATTTGCTGAACCATTGAAGTATCAACCGTATTAAAAGCATCAGAGCCAGGAATAGCTATTGAGTAGTAAACTTCAAACCAATTTATTTCAAATTGCTTGGATAATAGCGAAATCTGTCTATCACCCAATTTTTGAAGTTCTGCTCTTAGCTGTGCCTGACTCTGCCAGTATTTATCTAGCTTATACAAATCTGCGGGTGTGGGTTCTCTGTCATCTGCTTTGGCTAGCAATATGTGATTATATGTATCTTCAAAATCTTGAAGGGTTTTTACCATCGTATTAGCATAATATTTCTTCAGTTGCTTTTCAGTTTCACGGATACTTTTATTAGTTAGTGTTGTTTGCGCCTGAGCCATTCGATCAGCCCAATAACTCATTCTTACACCTCAGTTCCAATAGTGTTAAAACTGTATAAACTCATACTTGCTTGCTTCTGCTCTTGGAGCGCTTCTAGTTCTGCGTTAACATCATCGACAAATGATAATTGTCCAAGTAAAGTAGCATCGCTAACACTACCCTTCAAGCTATTAACTAAGTTCACAGTTGCGCTAATGTCTTCAGGAATGTTGCGCTTAAAGTCAATACTAATGTCACGGAAAATAGCCTCTCCTAGCTTTAAGGAAGCAATTCCGCAAATGATTTCAACTCTACGTTGTAGAGCCTTCTTCATTTCCGCTTCAATCGTTCCCGCTCTGAATTCGATACCGGATAACTTGAAACGAATAGATACACCACTGGACACTCCACCCACGAAATTCTCACTAGAGAAATCGGGACATTGCGCAATTCTATAAATGGAATCGTGCAAGCGCTTCAGGATGTTCTCTACTTGCGTATCATTTGCGCCTTTGGTAAGCCATTCGGCAGAAGCATCAGAAGGAATTAGCATTACACGGTTCTGTTTCATTGCTGCGATATCATCAGCATCAGCATCAACACCTTTTAACACTAAATAAGCATCACAAAAAGCTGCGTAATCGCTGATCTCAGCAGATAGCACTTCATTCACTGAATCTTGAAGTGTCATAATACAATCAAAAATACTTTTTTCATCCGGTAAATAGAAAATGTTTGCGGGACATTGTGAGAAGTAATGCGGTTCTTCCCCGATCAAAGTCAAGTAGCCATTGCGCCCGCTCATTTTATAGTGCTTAATATCGAAATCACTATAAACATCAACTAAGAAGGTATTACTATCATCCCAATCATTTTCTTTATACATACGGACGAAATACATCAGATCACTTGTTAATGAATCATCAAAGATCCCGAAGCAAGTTAACGGATTAATCAAGCGGAAGCGGGTTTGTCCTGCGTTATCGATATACATTAATTCGTTAGCTACTCCATAGATCAGCGCATCTTGTAAAAAGTGACTATCTTCACTCTGATAATCGTTATAACGAAGGATATTCATAATTTCATCAATATCACTTTCGCTTGAATAGCTGATATAGCCGGGGCTAGCTAAGTATCCGGTGTATGCATCACAGATTGATCTTGCATAATTGATAACTGTTTTATTATTAGGTTTAGAAGCATCAACATAAGCTTTATTTAAAATAGCTTGCTTTCCGTCGTAGTAGTCTTTATAACGTTGCAGTTTAGGTAATACTTCCACGTGAAACTTATTGATCATCTTCTGTAACAGTTCAATCGTTAATTCTGTATTCTTATTTAAATAAAACATTTCATCTCACCTCACACTGTTTCACTCGTTGCGATACCGTAAGTGCCACCTTCAATAACTTCATCATCGGCTTTTACAGGGTTTCCGCTTGGTACTTCTACCAGCCTGAACATAGTTGTTTCCCCGTAGCAATCAGGACAGAATTTTATATATACACTGTGTCCTAAAATGATTACTGCGTTATATTCCTTGCGGCATTGCGGACACTTTTCTTCTAATAAACGCTGAGCAGCGACATCTCTCCAAGTTATACCGGATGGTGCTTTAAATGCGATTGTGTCCCCGTTCAGAGTAATTGTAATCTCGTGCAATTTGTCTTCAAGCACTTCAACTCTCTTGGTAAGCAGTGCAATTTGTTCTGCTAACTGTTCCCAGGTTGTCATTTCTTCGGGTGTGTAAATGTAATCTGCGGGCTTTGTGCGTTTCTCCACATCAAAAACCACACAGTGTTTCGTCATTCCGCTATCATAGCCCCACACATAAACATCCATATTTTCAGTTAATAGTTCATTGGGAACGTCAACAACTAACAATTCTCCAATAGAATAGGGTGTGCATTTGCGGGCATCAGAACATAAACAGTTAGCGAAATGAACCTCTGAAATTGTCTTATCATTAACGATCAGTTTTCTGTCTATGTCCCATTGATAGAACTTTTTTCTACCATCATAAATACTAAACATTGACTACCTCCTCATTAGAATAGGTTTTTATCAAGGGTTTTAAGTTTCGTTGCAGCGCACTGAAGCGAATAACGGAGCGAATCACAAAAATGATTAAAATTATCAATGGGCTTGTTGATATACTCGCCATCCTTATTTTTTTGCCAGCTATAATTTTCAAACTCGGTGATGATCCCCTGGCACGAAGGATGAACGATTATGTTATAGTTTTGAAGCTTCTGTATCCCGTGAATAATTGAATCAGGCCCTTTAATGGCCGGTTTGATCTTGATAATTCCGCCCCGCTTGATTTCCTCTATACTTTTGGGTTCTGCGCTATCCGCAATAATCACTGACTTACTAAATCCAAGAGAAGTGATAATTTGAATCAGTTCCTGGTTTGTTTTTCCGGTATCTCCCCACTCTTTGAAGATATAAATAGTTTTATTTTCTTCATCGAGTATAGAAGCTACAAATGCGCTGATATCGGTGATAAAACCGAAATCAAGTCCGCACAAAAGTTGTCCCTTGATAGTGGTATAATCGAACTCTTCAACCTTATAGTTTTGAAAGATCAGCTTATCCAATGAAACGAAATCACCCAATGCTTCAATCTTCCATCGGGTAGGGTTCGTCTGCTTCATATGTTCCATACGGGCTAAGTAGTCTGGGCTAAGATATTTATTGTCTAAGTAGGTTGTCTTTAAAATAAAGGTGTTCTCCGGTGTTACTGAGGTATCAAAGCCCCATCTCTTATAAACCCAGTTTGTTTTTGCTATTGGATTGAAGCAGAGGTATAACTGAAGAGGAAGCTTATATTTCACACTTCTCACAGTTCCATCTATCAGTTCAAAATCTTCAAGTGTAAATTCAGTTGCTTCTTCTAGGAGGCAATCACTGACTTCGCTGAAGCCTTTTATTTTTTCGCTCTGATCCAGTCCTTCACACTTAAAAACAGTTCCGTTCAGCTTGCATACTGCTCTATAATCACCTTCATAAAAAGCAAAATACTTTGTTAGCTTGAAGCGCTCCACTGAAGCTTTTAACTCAGCCCATACGGAATCTTTACATTTGCGGTAAACCTTCCGCATTAGCAAGATAGTTCTTCTTTCTTGTAGTCCTTTAATAACAAGCTTGTCCATACAGAAACGGGTTTTCCCGCTTCCTCTGCCTCCGTAAAACACGTTATAACGGTTTGCGTAATCGGTGATATAAGGTTGATAGCAAGGCAAGAATACATTCTTATCAATGTTGATGATCGTTGCCATTGTTAGCCCCATTGCTCAGCCATTGCAGCGGCTATTCCTTCAAAGGTTTTAGAGCGGTTCTTCTGTCTATCTTTGCCACCTTTATCAATCCATCGGCTTCTTGTTCTTTTAGTTCCATATTTAGTTATATATTCAGAAACATCAGGTTCCACAATATTAGTTGGTTTAAGTGGCTGAACTCCCTTTATCCATAAACAAGTCTTTTTCCTTGCGGGGTGTCCATATTCGTAGGGTTGTATAATTTGAGTGGGCTTTATTGGTAATCCATATTCTTGACACAAATCAGGGAACCACTTTTTTATATATTCACCGCTAATTATTCCCACTGGATTTTCTATAACAATCTTTTCACAATCAGCTTTTAAAAACTGACTAAAAAACTCTATACCTTCTTGCTGTCTACCATCTTCTCTTTTCTTAGCAAAATGACTTGCCCCGCTTGTAGCTAAGTGCGTGCAAGGTGGAAAAGCAATGATCATATCCCATTTTCCTTCTTGCCGGTGCTTCTCCCCATCAGTTGTAGTGAATTCACAATTACCATTCAAAAGAGGTAATACATCAGCCTTTATATGCCACTCAGGATGGCCACCACTCTGATCTTCAATATCACAACTAAAGGCAATATGTCCCTTGTCCCGAAATGCTTTACAAACCCGTTGTGATTCTTCACAAGCTACTAAAATGTGCATCTACATAGCTTCACCCTTTAAGAAGTGCGTTCCAGGTTGCAGGCCCTACAATGCCATCCACTTCTAACCCTCTAGCCTTTTGGAAGCTGATCACTGCATTCTTGGTAGCTTGTCCAAAAGAACCGTCAACTCCATAGGTTCTTCCGTTGTTAGTCATCTTGTATCCAAGAGCAGACAATAAGCGCTGCAATGTTTTCACTTGCGCACCCTCTGCGCCCTGGCTTAATTGATTCAATGTAATATTCACTGTTTTCACCCCATTATTTGTAGTTGTAGTAGTGTTTGCGCTTGCCACATACTTTGGCACACCATAGCCCCGAATATAGCGCCCGTTCAGCGCAATATATCTACGGGCTACTGCTTCGCCCTTATTACCTTCAATAATCGTAATTCTTCCATTGCTTACATTCTCCACGATCCCCACGTGTTCAGGGCTTCCGGTGTTTTCTCCCTTGCCTGAATCGTTCCAATCGTAAAAAATAATGTCCCCAGGAGCGGGAACATAAGCATCATCTTCTACCCAGCATCCAAGAGCCTTGAAGCCTTGAATCATCTTGGAACAGCTACATTCTGCGGGAATAATATCTAATGCTCCGCAAGCATATCCAAGAGCAGAAATAAAAGTAGCACACCATTCATCCGTATAGCGCACTGCATAGCCTCTTGGAAGCGGACGAATCTTGTTATATGTATCAATAATCAATTTGTGCGTTCCGTTCTTCTCATTGCGCCCTAGCCATTGC